AAATCCAGAAACAAATAATGGATATTATTTTGAAATTGTTGCTTTAACAGAAACAAATGTTGAATCTTACTTAAAACTAGACACCACTGGGCAAGCAGAAGTAAACATAAACAATGTTGTTTTTTATAAGGTCAAGAAAGACGCATCAAATAACAATGCTATACCAGTAAAACTTTGGGGAGGACTAACAAGCATCATTGTTGATGACGGTAAGTTTACTGGACAATATAGAATGGCTGGAGAAGATAAGCCAACGGTATATGATTTATCAGTTGAGTATCAAGACATTGGAACTCTTCGTAGATTTTATTTATATATTAATAATAAGTTAATCAAGATTGTTGATGATACAGATCCACTTCCAGTTTATAACAATATTGCTCCATTCGTCAGAGGTTCATCAAGAGTTATGTTTGAAAACCTATACGCATTAACTAACAATTATGCACAAAATACAGTATCGGTTGTTGGAGAAACTCTTTCTGGTGTTTTTGGAGATAGTGAGATAGATGCAAATGAGTCATTTAGAAAATATGCAATTAGTGGTTTAATTCAGGGAACCTATCTTACTGGAATAAGTTCTGGTCAACCACCAAAATATAATATGTATTTTGAAGAATTTGGTTCTATTATGCGTGAATGTGCTTATTTTGATATTAAATATGATCGTTCATATCCTGCTTTATATGCTCAACTATCTCCAACATTTAATAGAATTAAGGGCTACTCGATCTCTGGGTTCCAGGCAGATTCATATGGTGCGGAATTCTTAATCTTTAACGCTTCAGACACAGCCCTAAACCTAGATGAAACAACAGGCAACTACCTAAGAATCCAGGGTATAACATTTACCCAAGATACAACATACCAGTTAACCGTAGATGAATACTTTAAAAAAGAAGGAAATCTATCTGATCCACAACTAGAAGGAAGTAATCTTATAACATCTCCACTTGTACAAAAAGCAAAGTATGATGAAATTAAGTTAAGTAGGCTCATTTATGGAAAGAATGACTTTTCTATTGAGAGTCCATATATTCAAACTCAAGATGATGCAAATGAGTTAATGGGCTGGATAATTAGCAAAGTTATGTTACCTAAAAAATCAATTGGTATTAGACTTTTTTCAATTCCTACACTTCAATTAGGAGATATTGTTACAATTGACTATAAAAATAATGATGATTTAAATTTGGTAGCAAGTGATTCTGAGAGGTTTGTCGTGTATAATATTTCTTATAATAGAACATTGGAAGGCCCATCTATGACAGTTTATTTGAGCGAGGTGTAAAATGTCATCTCCAATTCCTGGACTTTCAGCCGTACCAATGACACCAAATATACTTGGACTTGGAGTAGGACTGAAGGCTGTAGATCCAGTATTAACTGCACCAATAGACACTATTTTGTATAATGATGATTCATTGCCAATCGAAATAATGACTGATCTTATTTTTGAAAATATTGGTGGACAAGAACTAATAAATATTGCTCGTAATGATACAGTAAATGGACAAACAATCATTTATCAGCCTATTAAGAATTTAACTGAAGGTTCCAGAAGAAGGTACTGGTCCAGGTGGCGCACACGTATATATTGATCCAGTAACAGGAGAACTTATTGTTGAGGCTATAAATTTACAGTCAGATGAGCAGATAGAAGTAGAGATTACCATAAGTGGTACAATATATGAGGCGGTAATTTAAATGATAACTGATACTGGAAAATCTATAATTGGGAAGTATTTGCTTGGACAGGCTCCAGCATACGCTTCATACATTGCTGTAGGCTGTGGCGCTCAGCCATTGGCAACTGGAGACCCATACGGAGACTACTCACTCAAAGATAACCTTGACTTTGAAATGTTTAGAGTGCCAATTTCTTCTAGAGGATTTGTAAATGATGGCGGTACAGAAAAACTAGTACTCACTGCAGAGTTACCAACTGAAGAAAGATATGAAATAACTGAGATTGGATTGTATTCCGCAGGATCAAACCCATCTGCTGGAGCATATGATAGCAAAACAGTTTTTGCTTTTACTCAAGGAGAAAATTGGCAGTATCATACTAATGTTGCAGCAACCTCTATACCGACAATCACAGAGGCTCTAGATGACCCACTGGACGATAATATTATTGCAACTACAGATCCAGTATTTCAAACAAATGCTGATAACTCAATTTTCTATAAAACTCCACGTCCAGAAAGATATGAACGTGCAAGATTTTTAAATAATATTATTTTGATTCAAGGAGATGACTCAGACCTAACAATTGATGCGAGCACAGGAGCACCTGCTGGACACTTTGTTATTGAGCCTGGATCTAATCATATACACTTAACTGGAGCAGATGTTAACTTTAGCAAAAACTCTCCAATAGACGAGTTACGCCTTGCATTTTCTATTATTAGCAAAGACGGAGATTCTTTTGCAGTACCAGACACAGTAAGAATTTTGGTAGATTTTGCAACAACAGATGCAGAAAGTCCAGACGAGTTTGCTAGATTTGAAATTGAATTAGATAATGGAAACGGTAGCGGAGCAACATATGACTTTGCAGCCAATAGATATTATGTTGCTACATCACAATTACAAGAACTATATCAAACACAAGGATTTACCTGGAATGCGGTTACTGTAGTAAAGATTTACGCATGTGCCCTTGTTTCAGATGTACCATCTGGTGATTATTATATTGCACTGGATGCACTTAGATTAGAAAATATTGCAACAACAAATCCATTGTACGGATTAACAGGGTATTCAGTTGTAAAAAACATAGACGCAGAAACAATTATTAAATCACCAAACACAAGTAATTATATTGAATTTAGATTTTCAGTAGGTGTAACATAATGGCCAATGAAACAATTAAGAAGTTTAAAACACCATATTCAAACTTGCCTGCAATTAGCAGTGAAACACAGGGGTATTCATTAAGATATAGGATTATATCAGATGATAGAAACAGAGTTTCTCATTGGTCTCCTATTTATTTGGTTGATCCAGATTATACATATGTTCCAGGAATTATACACTTCAACAAGGCTGGAGATATTGCATCAGTTGTTTGGGATGCAGTAACAATCAATAAAGTTGATGGTGCAAATACTTATTTTATTAAAAAAGAGTCCCAGTATGATTTTTGGGTTAGATGGGATAGAGGCAGTGCTGACGGTGATTGGTTATATAAAGAACGTTTGTCTACAACATCTTTATCTTTGCCAGTTCCTACAACATACTCAGTAAATGGAGTTGTTCAACCAAGCCCACCAAATAGAATGAGTATTGAGGTTTATCTTCCAGGGTATCCGATTGAAAGAGCAGACGGTGCTGTTGGAACACCTTTTTTAAAAGTATACAGATTGCTTAACCAAACTGTTTAATGATATAATGGAGAGATAATGGCTAAAGTACCGCTACCAGAACGAGGACAACCTCTAGATTTGACATATATTTATCAGTTAGTTGATACTGTTAATGATCTGTCAACACAGGTTTCATCCGCTACATACAACTATACAACAGTAGACACAATCTCTGCTGGAAAACAAAGCATTAAGACATCAGAGGCAAGAGTTGTTGGTGGATATGTAGAAGTTGCTAATAATTCTACAGTAAGTGCTGGAAACGAGAAGACATTTTCATATGACTTTCCATCAGATTTTAAGTATGCACCAATTGCATCTGCAACAGCAGTAAATATTGGAAATACTCCAGCAGGACAAAATGTTAATGTTATTTTAAAAAGTGTAACTACTTCAAGAGTAGAGGGCATTGTAAGATTCGGTGCATCTGGAGATCTTTCTCTGGCAGTCCACCTTATCATTATTGGTATACCAAACTAAAGGGGACTGGGTAATGCATTGCGTTAAATGCAATGGCAGAATGTTTGTTGATAGACAATATTCTAGCCAAATACATATTGAGACTTATTGCATCTGTTGTGGTTCAAGAAAATTTTTTCATCCACCGTCAGATAGCAAGGAGGGTAGATGGATTTTAAGCCAAGAAAACTTGAGAGCAAAGACTACAATAGTCAACCTGTAATTAGTGGCAATAAAAACATTTGGTTTTTAAATGGTGATTTAGTTAGACTGCATCACAGTTCAAGATCTACAGGAATGGTCTCTGTTTATAATATTACAAAAGATAGAA